TTAGCGGTGGTGGTGGCTGTGCTGGTGGTTTATTATCTGGCTCATTTACGGTCACAAGCGGTGTAGGCTATGGTGCTACAGTTGGTGCAGGTGGTTCTGGTGTATCGCAAACTAACGGCGGAAACAGTTCAGCCTTCTCCCAAACAGCCATTGGTGGTGGTTATGGCGGCAATGGTGAATCTTCATCAGGTCAAAACGGTGGGTCTGGTGGCTCTGGCGGTGGCGGTGGATATGCTAACCGTCCGGGTGGTTCAGGAACGGCTGGTCAAGGTAACAACGGCGCTACGGCAACGCTTACAGTCGGTGGTGGTGGTGGTGCTGGTGCTGCTGGTGGAGTGCCTAACGGCGGAACAGGCGTAGCTTCTAGCATTAGCGGTTCATCTGTAAATTATGCGGGTGGCGGCGGTGGCGGTGGAAGTACGTCATTTAGCCAGCCAACGGGCGCTGGCGGTGCAGGAGGCGGTGGCAATGGTGGCGATGATGCGTCCGGTTCTAATGGCACTGCAAATACCGGCGGCGGTGGAGGTGGTGCAGGAGGCAATAGTGCTTTGCGTGTAGGCGGAAATGGCGGCTCGGGTATTGTCATTCTTCGTTATGCAGGCGCACAGCGTGGCACAGGTGGGGTTGTTACTTCCTCTGGCGGTTATACAATCCATACCTTTACATCAAGCGGTACATATACAGCATGACAACGACTAAAAAACCTGCCGTTAAAAAGGTGCCAACCCGAGCGCCAGTCAAACGTGCGCCTATTGCACGAGCCAAGCCTGCTGCAAAACAGGACATGACGGATAAGATTCTTGACCTAATCAAGTGGGTGGATAATCCGTTTAAACTGATCTCCGTCATTCTACTGTCAACTATTTTTTTCTTGGGCTACCTGACTTGGGATAGCCGACAGGTCATTCTGGCAGCGATTAGTAGCAACAGTGCAATGCCGCAGCTTAAAACCCATGATGCATTAATACCTATTGCAAACGCACTTGTAAAAGATACACAAGCTGTTGGGTTGATTGTGCATAAAGTAAACCTTGCCACAAACAGTCGCACAACCGTGCTTGCAATAGCAAACGGCGAGCGCAACCATAAGCTAGAAGGTCTAACAGTTAGCTTATTTAACCCAAGCCCAACACGCAATGCGGACGTAATTAGTATGCTAAACAACGAAGTTGCTTGCCGACATTTTGAATCTTCCACCCCTGCGGGTGAGTGGGCTAAGTCTGTGGGCGTAACCTACGCTTGCCGTGCGCCTATCCCCAATGAGATTGGGCGGTTTGCAGGATATGTGACTGTTGGCTTTAAAACTGAACCACAAGACCTGACTGCTGTTAAAACCCGCATCATTCTAGCTGCTACGGAGATGGATAAATGAACTGGATCAAAGCAAAGTGGGAAGCACTCAAGGCTTGGTGTCATGCCAAGTGGACAGCAATTAAAATACGGTTTTCAGGCGTGAGGTTTTAATATGATCCCAATCATGGAAATATTTAACATCGGTGGCAAGATTATCGACAAGATTTGGCCTGATCCCGCACAAGCAGATCAAGCAAAGCTCAAACTTTTAGAGATGCAGCAAAACGGCGAACTTGCCAAGATGCAAGCGGATATGCAAGAGCAGGGAGAGCTTACCAAGCGTCAAGAAAATGACATGAAATCGGACTCTTGGCTGTCTAAGAACATTCGCCCGATGACCCTGATTGCTATCCTTGCTGGGTATTTCACGTTTGCCATGATGTCCGCTTTCGACATGGAAACAAACAAGGCGTATGTCGAACTGCTTGGGCAATGGGGTATGTTGATAATGAGTTTTTACTTTGGCGGGCGTACGCTCGAAAAGATTATTGACATGAAAGCTAAAGAAAAGATCACTGAAACGGAGATTAAGAATGCAAAGTAATTGGCAGAAAGCATTTGAACAGATGCTTGCCTCAGAGGGTGGCTATGTGAATCATCCTTCCGACCCCGGTGGTATGACGAATCTTGGTGTGACCAAACGTGTCTGGGAAGAATGGGTTGGGCGCGAGTCCAATGAGAAAGAGATGCGGGCTTTGACTCCTGAGCTTGTTGCTCCACTGTACAAGCGTAAGTTCTGGGATGCCTGCAAGTGTGACGAATTGCCCACAGGCGTTGACTATCTGGTGTTTGACTTTGCCGTAAACGCTGGCCCCGGACGCTCTGCCAAGATTCTACAGACGGCTGTGGGTGTTCCTGCGGACGGTGGGATTGGCCCGATTACGCTTGCTGCTGTTAAAGCCCAAGACCCTGCTGAACTCATTCAGAAGTTCAGTGATGCCAAAGAAGACTTCTATCGAAGTTTAAACACCTTTGAGACGTTCGGCAAAGGCTGGCTAAATCGGGTTGCGGCAGTTAAAATCAAAGCATCCTCAATGCTAGGGTAAATCCATGCCAATTCAGAAACTAGCGATCCAGCCGGGCGTATACCGTGAAGGCACTTCTTACAGTGCTGAAGGAAAGTGGTTCGATTGCGACAAGATTCGCTTTCGTTCTGGCAACGCTGAAAAGATTGGCGGTTGGATTCGTGCGTCTAACTACACCTATGAGGGTGTTGCACGTTCGCTGTGGAACTGGGTTGACCTGCAAGGCACCAACTACCTTGGTGTAGGCACAAACCTCAAGTACTACATTGAGAAGGGCGGCTTTTATTACGACGTTACACCTATTCGTAAGATTGTTAGTCCGATGGCTAACAACACGTTTGCTTCCGCTTTTAGCACATTAAATGGTGGGATTGGTGCAACAGACACATCGATTACTGTAACTGCAGCGGTATCTTTCCCCAATAGCGGTGGGATTATTCAGATTGGCACAGAAGAAATTCTATACAACAGCGTCACAAGCAACACCTTAACCGGCTGCATACGAGGCTTTAACGGCACCACTGCGGCTGCTCATCTAACTGGTGCCAACGTAGGTTGTTCGACTATTACAGTTACAGATGTTGCAAGTACTGTTGTGCAAGATGATTTTGTAACTTTTAGTGGCGCCACTGCTTTTGGTGGGTTTGCTACAGACAATTTAAACGCAGAGCAGCAAGTCTTTCGTGTTATTAATTCAAACGCTTACACATTTAACATAGACGGTGTATTTTCTACAAGCGTTGCTTCTGGTGGTGGGGCTGCTGTTGTAGCTGAGTATCAAATTAATACGGGGCTGGATGTTTACCTTGTAGGCACCGGTTGGGGCGCTGGTGTTTGGCCTAACCCGCTTGTTTACACGCTGACCAACCCGTTTGACACGACAAGCGGAAGCGGCACGATAGTCGTTACTCACACTGCACATGGTCTTGTAACCGGGCAATATGTCCGATACTCAGGTGCCACGGCTGTTGGTGGAATCTCTGCTGCCCTGCTAAACCGCACGTACCAGATTACATTTATTGGAGCTAACTCATACTCAATCGCCTTGGGTAATGACGGCTACGGCACTCCTATTGTCGCAACCTCAACTGCGAACGGCGGTGGGACTGTAACGGCGTACTACCAAGTGGGTACACGAGGCTGGGGTTCGGCATCTACAACGACAGGTATTGGTCAACAACTACGTCTCTGGTCTGCTGAGAACTTTGGTCAAGACTTGGTTTTAGCTCCTCGTAATGGTGCTGTGTACTACTGGGAAGATTCTGGTGGTGTAACAACTCGCGCAGAAGAGCTTGCTGTTCTTTCTACTGCCGCAGGGTTTGATGGTACGTTTGTACCAAACAGAACATTAGAAGTTTCAGCGTCTTCTATTCAACGGTTTATTATTTGTCTTGGTGCAAACCCTTACGACCCGGGCGATTCCGAGACTGACTTTGACCCAATGATTGTGCGTTGGTCAGACCAAGAAAATCCTTATCAGTGGGTGCCAGACGTTACTAATCAATCCGGTGAGTTTAGGCTATCAAGCGGCTCAACCATCATTACATACGTTAATACCCGTCAAGAAATCTTAGTGTGGACAGATTCTGCGCTGTATTCTATGCAGTATCTCGGGCCTCCGTTTGTGTGGGGCTTTAACATCTTGATGGACAACATTTCCATCATTTCCCCGAATGCTGTTGTAACGGTAAACAACGTGACCTACTGGATGGGCGACGGTAAGTTCTACCAATACACAGGTCGTGTTGAAACGCTTTATTGCGCTTTGCGTCAGTACATCTTTAATGAGTTAAACAAGGATCAGGCATACCAAGTTTTTGCCGGTGCAAACGAGGCGTATAACGAAGTGTGGTGGTTCTATTGCTCGAACGGCTCGAACGTCGTAGACAAGTACGTCATCTATAACTACCTTGAGAACGTCTGGTACTACGGCACCCTTGGACGCACTGCTTGGGTTGACTCTTCACTGCGTCAGTATCCTATGGCTGCTGATTACAATAACCGCATTTTATTTCACGAAGCCAACGTTGATGACGTATCAGGGTTAACCCCAGAGCCTATTAATGCTTACATTCAGTCTGCCGACTTTGACATCGGGGACGGTGATCGGTTTGCATTTGTGTGGCGCATCTTGCCTGATATTAACTTTACGGGTTCCAACGTAGATAAGCCTACCGTGCAGATGGAAATCAGACCACGTCGAAATGCTGGTGCTCCTTACAGCCCTGCGGATAACCCAACGGTGCAGAGTCAGGACAACTACACCAACGTGCGCTCGTACAACATTCAAGAGTTTGATGGTCAGGTTTATACAAGACTTCGTGGTCGTCAGATGGCATTGCGCATTGAATCTAACGCATTAGGCGTGGCGTGGCAGCTTGGTAGTGTCAGAGCGGACATTAAACCGGACGGACGTAGATGACAATACTACGCCCAACTAAAGCACCAAACTTACCGGTTGCCCCTACCGAATATCAGTCTCGGCACCAAGAGGTATTGACCAACATTTTGCGTTTGTATTTTTCGCAGATTGACAACATTAACAGTGCAGTTCTTGGCATAGATGGCGGGCGGTATCTTGAGAACCCACATATTGCCGCGCAAAATAATGCTGACCAATACGCCACGGCAGACAATACACCTACGCTTGTCTTGTTTGATGTATTAGACTCAATATCAGGGTTTACCCTAGACCCATCTGGGTATGCAACAGCTAACCAAAACGGTGTTTACAAGATTGACTTTAGCTTGCAGCTTGCCAATACAGACAATGTACAACACGATGCTTTTGTGTGGCTGCAAACCAATGGCACGGTGGTTCCCGGATCGTCTAGCCGATTTACTATTCCTGCAAGAAAAAGCGCGGGTGTGTTTGCGTATGTGGTTGGGTATTCGTCAATCACGTTTGAGATACAGAAAGACGACGAGATTCGTTTGTGGTGGGCAACTGAGAAGGCTGCAACGTCTGGTGGGGTTCTAGGTGTGTATTTAGATTCTTTGCCCGCCCAAGCATCGCCTTACATTCGCCCTGCTAACCCCTCTGCTGTAGGTAGCATTGTCTTTGTGTCTAGGCTACCTGCATGATAATATTAACTAAATTGACCCACTGGGTGACACTATGAGTTTAAATAAAGTTGCCAGCCATTTAGCTGCGCAAGGCCGCGGGCCTGATACAACACTGGTACACATGTCACCACGTGAAGTTGGTGCGCTTCAAGGCATCGCTCGTCAGCATGGTGGCAGCTTAACAATCAATCCACAAACTGGGTTGGCTGAAGCTGGGTTTCTCGATGCAATCCTCCCTATGGTTGCGGGCGCGGGTCTAAGTTTAATCCCCGGTGTTGGCCCGTTGATGGCTGCAGGTATCGTCGGTGCGGGTACTGGGCTACTTACCAAGGATCTAAATAAAGGTCTGCTGGCGGGTCTCGGCGCATTCGGTGGCGCAAGCTTAGCCGGATCTACTGCCGCCGCTGCCGAAGCCACTGCCGCCGCTGGGTCGCTATATACTCCCGCTGAAATTGCTTCTATGCAAGCGGCTGGGCTTTCCCCCGCTGAAATTGCTAC